GTGCGGGTGCGTAGCACCGATGGCAGCATTTATCGCTTTTTATCCTGTTCCGCCAGCAAAACAGGCTTGGCGTTTAAAACCGAAGACTATGTGCAGCCCGATTTTGAATTTATGGCAAAAGCCTGCTGCACAGGTGAAGTCTGGTCAGTCGGCGGCGCAAACTTATAAACCACCGCCCGCGCAAGCGGGTGTTTAATACAAAGGAAAATCCATGTCAAAAACGCAATTATTTATGTTTGCAGGCGAAAGCTTTCAAATCAAATCCGCCACCTGTTATCTTTTAGAAATGATTATGCTCATGGGTTCGGCAAAAATAGATAACACCACCGAATCCGCGATGGAAAAAATCCACGCCACGGTAGATTTTATTCAAGAAGCCTTAAAAAGCTCAGGTTATAGCGTAGAAAAAGATTTTATTATGCGCAACTTGCGACTAGACGAAATCGGCGAAATCACCGACGCGCTAAATACCGCGCTAGGCCTAGTGGGAAAGCCGACGGCGAACCTCTAAGCGCGCAGGGGGTTCGTGAATTAGTCGGCTGGCTGGTGATTAACTACGGCTTTAGTTTTGATTATGCGTGGCATCAGGTCAGATTAGACGATTTAGAGTGCTTAACTTTAGCCAGCAAACTTTGCCCGCCCGCCGCGCTTTCGCTGTATCGCATCACCCTATTTTTAGGCGCAGTGCCTGAAGCAGAAAGCACAGAAAAACCCACCAGTGAGGTCAGCAATGCAGACTTTTTTGCCGCAATGTCTTAAACAAGTACAAATCCGCGAGGCAGCAGAGGGGTGGTTATGCACCCCTTATCACCACAAAGCCAAAATTAAAGGCGTAGGGGTGGATTGTGCCCAGCTACTAATCGCGGTTTTTCAAGAAGTCGGGTTGTTACCCGTTGATTTTTCTGTGGGGCATTATCCGCAAGATTGGCATTTACACCGTGGCATCCCCTTGTATTTAAACTGGATTAAACAGTATTGCTATCAGGTGGAAAAACCAAAAACGGGCGATATTGCGCTATTTTGTTACGGACGCTGCGACAGTCACGCAGGCATCGTAATCAGTGAAACGCAATTAATCCACGCCTACCGTGGGCAGGGTGTAGTACGGGCGGATTTTGTGGCAGAGGGTGAATTAAGCCAGCGGCTTACGGGGTTTTGGCGGGTCAAATCAATTTAAAAAGGGTGTAAAATGGGCGGTTTATTCGGCGGTGGGGCAAAAAATACAGAAGAAGCAAAAGTGGCAGGCTTGCAAGTGCAAACATCGGCATACGGGGCAGTGATTCCGCTAGTGTACGGACGCAATCGGGTCGCGCCCAATTTGATTTATTACACTGATTTTACCGCCATTTCGCACACCGAAACCCAATCCAGTGGCGGAAAAGGCGGACGCTCACCGACCAATACCACCTACACCTACACCGCTGCCATGATTTTTGGCTTGTGCGAGGGGCAAATAAATGGGGTTCTGACGGCTTTCGTCGATAAAGAAAACAAGTTACCCAGTGAATTTGGGCTCACCGTATTCACTGGCAGCATGAGCCAAACCCCTTGGGGCTACGCGCAAACCTATCATCCCAGCGAAGCCTTGGCATACCACGGCATCGCGGGCTTGCAAGCAGAAGCCTACGATTTGGGCAATTCAGCAGGACTGCCCAACCATAATTTTGAAGTAGAAGGGCTGTTTGCCATTGGTGGCGGGATTGCTGACGCGAACCCCGCGGACATTGTGCTAGATTTTTTAACCAATCCTAAGCACGGCGCGGGCTATCCCGCAGATAAAATCATTGATTTAAGCGATTATCGCGACTACTGCACCGCAGCGGGGCTGTTTTTAAGTCCAGCGATGACCGAAGCCAAGCCCGCGCAAGAATGGCTGAAACAAATCGCGGAAGTGACTAATTCTATGCTGATTTACGGCGCATACGGGTTAAGAATTAAACCCCGTGGTGATCGGATTTTAAGCGCCAATTCGGTGACTTGGTTGCCGAATAACCCCGTGCGTTTTGATTTAAACGATGCGGATTTTATCGCCAGTTTGGGCGAAGACCCCATCAAAGTTAAACGCAAAACCCAATCCGATGCGTTTAATCGCGTGCAAGTTGAATTTACTAATCGCGAATTTCAGTACAATAGCGAAGTGGTCGAAGCCAAAGACCAAGTCAATATTGAAATATACGGCTTGCGTCCAAGTGATGCCAAAAAAATGCTAGGCGTGTGTGATAAATCCGTGGCGACCAAAGTCGCGTACCAACAATTGCAGCGGGCATTGTATATCCGCGCGTCTTACAGCTTTAAATTAAGCTGGGCATTTTCGCAATTAGAAGCAGGCGATATTGTATCGCTGAACGATGCAGGCATAGGCCTAAACGCCGTGCCCGTATTGATTACCGCGATTACAGAAGACCATGAGGGGCTATTAAGTATCGAAGCGGAAGAGTTACCGCCCGATATTAGCACCGTGCTGGACTACTCAGGGCAGGCAAATAGCGGATATATATCGGATTATGGCTACACCCCGCCCAGCGTAAACCCGCCGTTTATTTTTAACGCGCCAACAGGGCTAACCAATGACGCGCTAGAAGTCTGGTGCGCAGTCAGCGGAGCAGGGGCGCACTGGGGCGGTTGCCAAATCTGGGCGAGCTATGACGATGCCACTTATGAGCGAATCGGCGAAATTAACACCCCCGCCCGCCATGGATTAAGCACAAGCACCCTGACCACAGGGTCAAGCAGTTTAAGCGTGCAGCTGTTTACCAGCCCCGCATTATTATCCGCCACGCCAGAGCAGGCAGATAATTTAGCCACCCTTTGCATGGTAGGCAACGAGCTAATCGCTTACGAAGGCGCAACCCTCACCGCGCCCAATGCTTACACTTTAGACCATTTACGCCGTGGCGCAAAAGGCACTTTGCAAGATGCATTCCCGATTGGCACGCCATTTACCCGCGTTGGCGCGGATGTATTTAAATACGGATTTGATGCAGAAAACCTAGGCAAAACCCTGTATTTAAAGTTTTTAAGCTTTAACGAATATAACAAATCTAGTCAGAGTTTAGACACGGTAAGCCCATATAGCCACATTTTAGGCAAAAACTCCAGCTTAAGCGGCGCGAGCACGGGCGGCGGATTACTCGCCCCATTTTTGGGTACTTACTTTGATGCGCAATGGCTAGCGGTTAAAAATATCTACTATTATCGGGTGCGAATTTATGCAGGCGTGGTGTTAAAACGCGAATTTCAATGCGCTGTGAATACTTTTAGATATACCCATGAAGACGCAGTAACAGACGGCGGAGCAGCCCGCAGCTACACAATCGAAGTCACCCCGTTTGGCCCAATTAGCTACGGAGTGGGCTACGGCACAACCAGCAGCTTTAACGCAAGCAACGGCGCACCCGCCGCAATTACAGGTATTGCTTATTTAACAGGCGTATTAAGCTGGGACGCAAACAGCGAAACCGATTTTGCAGGCTATATCGTGCGAATATCAACAAGCAGCGGCTTTGACCCCAGCGCAGGCGGAGGCAGCCAAATTTACACGGGCACAGCAAACAGCACCACCCCCGCAGGATTAACCCCTGCGACGACTTATTTTGTGCGGGTAGCGGCTTACGATGTGTGGGAAAATACACAGTCTGATTTAGATTGGGGCAGTGAATTTAGCTTTACAGCCTGATAAAATGGGCTATACTTTTAGTTTTAAAAAGGGTAAGCAATGAAAAACATGATTAAATTAAGCGTGATACTCGCAGCAATGACACTTGTGGGCTGTGCAAGCGTTCCTCCTCCAGTGATTAAAATCGAAAATAAAGTAACAATCAACAAATCATTTGATGCAACATGGGAAAAAATGATTGGTTATTTTGCTGAAAATAATATTGATATTCGCACGATTGAAAAATCAAGTGGTATTCTTGTTGCGGAACGCGAAGCATTTTCGGATAGTTACGCGGACTGTGGCAAACCAAGTATATTTTTAGATCCTAACCCCAAGCTCACGGCAAAATACAATGTGTTTGTGACTAAAAAAGGCGATTTAGCGGATACAGTGAAAATAACCGCACGATTTATTGCGACCTATTACAACACTTTAGACAAGACTTATGTGCCAATTGAGTGCAGTAGCCGAGGTATTTTAGAAGGTGAGATTTTAGACCGCGTAAAATCTTAAGTTTAAACCTTTAAACAAAACGCACTTCGGTGCGTTTTTTATTGCGCACGGCGAATAATAAACCAGTGCTCAGATATGAGCAGTGCAATAGAATCAAATAGTTAAGATACAAAACAAGCGTTAATCAATAAAATCAAGCGAGGCTCAAATCTGCGCCTCGCTATTTAAAGTGATTAATGCAAAGAATGGCGGTAGGGGCTTGTAAAGAAATCATATATGCGTATTGACAACAGTAAAGCATAGGCTATGCTTTGCGTAAGTGCTTAAGAACACGATTACACGCGGATACCGCACCCGTCAGACTAGCGGATTTTTTACGTCATAATTTTACGATTATGACCGAGTGTGGCTTGAATACAATACCCGCAAGGGAAATAAAAGCCGCAGTGTCGTGTAGCTGTTCTTAACCACTTGGTCACCTATCACCTCGGTAGGACTCCCTGTTAAGAAGGAAATACACCATGAACACACCTACCAAAAACATAATAATTCCTTTTAATTTTAACGCAAATGAAGTGCGGGCTATTTTAATCAACAGCGAGCCTTGGTTTGTTGCATCCGAAATTGCCAAAGCTCTTGGCTATCGTGATGCTCACGACATGACCCGTATGCTGGACGAAGATGAGCGTGGTACGCACAATGTGCGTATAGGCAAAAGTAACCAATATGCGCAATCTTTCGACACGCAAGACAAAGAAGTGACAATTATCAATGAAAGCGGTTTATATTCTTGCATACTAAAATCTCGTAAACCCGAAGCTAAACAATTTAAAAAATGGGTAACCTCCGAAGTTCTCCCTAGTATTCGCAAAACAGGCAGCTACGCAACCCCAACCGAAGACGCTAGCAAAGATTTATTTTTAAACACCGCCCATGTTCGCCAGCTGGCGCGTAAAAAAGCCTTAAGCTTTTTTGACACACGAAAAGAGTTGGTTAAAAAAATTAATACCCCCGAAGCACTGGCACTAGGGCTGCCACTCGCCGACGAACAAATTGCCGAAGGGGTGATTTCAGATATATTGACCGCTGGGCGGTTTTTATTAAATTTTGATGGCGGTGGTCGGATGCAAGTACACCAAATGCACCCGAACGACATTGTTATTAATCCGAATAATGTGATTTCCGCTATTTTGGATGGGCGGGTGCATAAAAACAATTTCCCCAGCATATTGGGTGCAATCGCCCATGTTTTAGAAGTCCCTCTCCGTAACAGATAGAACTCCCCGTGCGTTTTTTAACGCCTAAAAACTAAAACGCACTTCGGTGCGTTTTTTTATTGCTCAAAAATTAAACAAAAGGAAATAGTATGGCAGATATTCGCATTAATATTCTAGGCGACCCCGCGCCTTTTAACCGCGCCATGCAGGCAGCGGCCGACGCAGCGATGACCGCGCAAGAGCGGATTGCCAGCGCGTTTCGCGAAATGCAAGTGGTGGGGCAGCGGGCAACCGCGGATTTAAACCGTAGCTTTGCCCAGCTTCGTTTGGAGTTTGCGCGTGGGGTTCAGCTGCCAATGGTGCAAACTGACACGGCTTCATTAGAGCGGTTGCGCCGCATTGGTGAGCAGGCTTTTTTATCCACCCGTACCGATGCAGAAAACGCCCGCGCCAAAATTGCCCAGCTTAATACCGCTTTTGCAGCAGGGGCAATTGATGCGGAAACCCTCGCACGGGCTTTACGCGAGCCAGAAGAAGAGTTGCGCCGCCTGCGCGCGGAAGCATTACGCACGGGGCAATCGCTAGACGAAATCCGCTTGGCGGATTTAGATAATAGCAATCTACGCGCCACAGGCATGAGTTTTTCTAGCCTAACCGCGGTGGTTGTCGCTGCCACCGCCTCACTGGTGGCGTTTGCTGCAACGGGTGTGGTGGTAATCAGTCAAATGTCCGCGTTTGAAAACTTGCACACGCAGCTAAATTCAGTCATGGGCAGCGTGCGCGACGGCGAAAAAGCAGCGGGCTGGATTAAAAAAATGGCAGTGGAAACGCCATTTCAAATTAAAGAAGTCACTGACACTTTTATGACGCTGAAAAACTTCGGCATTGACCCCACCAACGGTAGCTTAAAAAATATCGCCGACCAAGCCAGTAAAACAGGCAAGGGCTTTGAAGGGATGCAGCAAATTAGCTTAGCGTTGGGGCAGGCTTGGGGAAAAACCAAATTACAGGGCGGCGAAATCATGCAGCTGATTGAGGCGGGCGTGCCTGCTTGGACGCTGTTGTCTGAAGCGACGGGTAAAAGCGTGCCCGTGTTACAAAAAATGTCGGAAAAAGGCGAGCTAGGCCGCAGTGCAATTCAAGGGCTGATGGACGCGATGGGGCGCAACGCTATCGGGGCAGCAGCAGCACAGATGGATACTTTTTCGGGGTCGGTTAGCAATTTACAAGATACCGTGGGGAATGTGTTTGATGATTTATTTAAAGCGGGCGCACTCACGCCTTTTAGCAACGCATTAAAAGAACTCACCGCCAATATTGGCAAGTTCGCCAAATCACAGGATTTTGTGTATTTCACCCAGTCGCTAGTGAGCAATATTAAAGCAGGGGTGAGCGCAGCAGGATTTTTAGGTGATAAAATCGCCAGTTTGACGGGATTTTTTGCGCGGCATAAAAGCGAAATTTTAGCCGTGGCAACGGGCTATACGGTGTTAAAAACCGCGCAATTTGCCGCTTTTGCTACCAGCGCGCTGATTCCGTTTGTAACCGCGACTTATGCCTCGGTCGTGGCGATTGGCGCACAGACCCGCGCCCTGACTTTTTCAGTGTTGGCTAGCCTAGAAGCACGGCTTGGGTTGAACTTTTTAACTGCTGCACAGGTGGCAGAGGGTATCGCCGCAGGGTCGGCCGCCACTGCTACAGCAGCCCTTGGCGCAGCGATTACACTGGCAACGGGTGGATTGTCTGTTATTTTACCCGTCATCATTGCAGCAGGTTCGGCGATAGCAGTCTATGGCAGCAATACCAACGCGGCGGCGGATGACAGCGACGCGCTAGAAAAAGCCAACGCGCCATTAGCGGAAAGCATCCGCAGCAGTTCGGATGCGGCGTTAAAAATGGCAGGTTCAGCAACCGAAATGTCACGCGGGCTAAAAAGCGCAACAGGCGAGGCGGTGACTAATCAAGAGTATTTAAACGATTTAACCGAAAAACACCTGCAATTTAAAACCTACGCTGAAGCAGCAGCGCAATTAAAAAGCTTTCAAAACGAAATGCACTTATTACGCGAACGGGTGTTAGAAACCGCCAACGCCAACGGCGAAATGACCGCAGAAAATCGGGCAAAATTGCAATTAATCAACAGCCAAGAGTTGGAGTTTGTCGAAAAATCCAAAACAAACAGCCAGCAGATTACAGACAAAACCCGCAGCGCAGCACAGGATCAAGTGCAATTAGTTGAGGCATGGAAAAACGCGGTGGTAGGTTTATCTGCCGAAGCAGCCAGCCAGATTAAACGCAATATTGCCGCTGCTTTTGCCACAGGCGAGCTAAACAGCAACCCGATTGCCAAGGCTTCTTTTGAAGTAATTACGCAGGGCACTTACGAAAATCTAAAAGCAGGGGTGTTTTGGAGTGATAAATTAGTCGACAACCTGCTTTCATCAGCAGAAACGCAAAAACGCGTGATGGACAA